CATTGGCGAATTTGTTGCCGGCGATAATGGCGAAGGTGCAAAATCTGCACCCGTCAAGCTCAAGGCGCGAAGCGGTGGCGCCATTGAACATTGGTATTGGGGAAATGTTGTCCATGATTTTGCCGGCATGAAAATCGGTAAAAACCGACTGGCCATTGATTACGTTCATGATCCCAAAGAGATCATTGGATATTTAAACAAGTTTGAAACCGAAGATGGCGACCTTTATGCAAGCGGCGCACTTGTTCCCTACAAGGACAGCGACCGCGCAAGCGAAATCATCCACAAGATGAAAGAGGGTGTGCCATACGAGGCCAGCATCAATTTTGGCGGCGATGGCATTAAGGTCGAGGAACTTATGACCGGCCAAATCGCAACGGTAAACGGCAATCAATTTGAAGGCCCGGCGACCATCATTCGTGAATGGCCGCTCCGTGGCGTAGCAGTTTGTCCGTATGGAGCGGACGCAAATACCGAAACGGCGGTATTTGATAACAAAAAAACCTTTGCGGCATCCGTTGTATCTGCCGCGAATAGCGAAAATGAGGAGACATCTATGAATGATGAAACCGTAGAAGTTTCGGCTGAAATCGCGGAACCCGCAAAGCCTGAAGCTGTTTTGAGTGAAGAAAATGCGGAAGCCGTAGAAGCGGTTGCCGAGGAGTCAGCGAGTGCTGAACCCGTCGAAGCTGAACCCGCCGCCGAGGAAGCCGTCGAAGAAAACAAGGAAGAGGAAGCCGTAACCGAGTGCAGCGATGACCGTGCCGAATTTGCGCGTATGCGTGATGATTTTGGTGCTGAAATTGCCGCTGAAGTTTTTGCTAACGGTGGCGATTACAATGCCGCCTTGAAGCTGGCCTTTTCCCGTTACAAAGCCGAAAACGACGAACTGAAGGCCAATATTGCCGACAGCAAGGGCGGACAGCCCGCGGCGTTTAAAGCGCAGGACAAGAAAGCGAAATCGTTTTCCGACCTGTTCCGCAAGTAAAATAACCAACTAGGAGAAATACAATGGCAGAAGCCACCAATACTCTCGCTGGCTTGGTTCAGATGAACGATCTGAACCTGGCCGACATCATGGTCAGCGACCTTTTGCAGGACGCTCCCGTGGTTGCGGCTATGGCCGCGGTTCCCGCCTCTCAGGGTGGAACCGTCCACAAATACCTCAAGGACACCGTCGCCTCTGGCGCTGCGTTCCGTGCCGTTAACACCGGCTTGGCCAACGCTGCTCCGCAGGAAGAGCTTGTCACCGTGACCTGCAAATATCTCGATGGATCTTTCCATCGCGACGTTGCTATCGCTGACGGCTTCAATGGTGGCCGCGCCGCCTACATGGAACGCGAAACCCGTAAGGCTTTGCGTGCTTTGTTCGCCGGTCTCGAAAAGCAGATCCTGCAAGGTACTGGCGCTGACGCCAACGGCTTTGACGGAACCCCGCAAAACAGCTTTGTCGATTATGTCGGTGACGATATGATCGTTGACGCTGGCGGATCCGGTGGCCGCTCGGTGTGGCTTGCCCGCACCACGGTTGACGATCTAGCTATCGTTGCCGGTAACGACGGCAGCATCAAGTTCGATTACGATCCCGAGCAGCTTGTCCGCATCATCACCAACGTTTCGACCGGCGCGGGTTATTCCGCTTTGCTGGCCACGCTTGGTGCTTGGTTCGGATTGCAGTTCGGCAGCCGTTACAGCTTGGGCCGTATCGTGAACCTGGACGGAACTTCTGACGATCTGCTCACCGATGACCTCATCAGTGACGCCATCAGCAAGTTCCCGGCTTCCCGTCAGCCTAACGCGATCATCATGGATCGCACCTCGCTGAAGGAGCTGCAACAGTCCCGCACGGCGACGACTCCGACCGGCGCCCCGGCTCCGTTCCCGAGCGAATCGTTCGGCATCCCGATCATCGTGACCGATCACCTCAATACGAGCGAATCGGCCTTCACGACCTCGACCACCACCTAATGGTGACGGCCAAGGGCCAGCGGATTTCCCGCTGGCCCGAGGCCAGCTTTTACTATGTCAGTTTTTGTCAATGCTTTTGATGCTTTGTGGACAGCACATACTACAACGCAAGCAAAGATCAGAATCGGAACGCATGTAATTGATAAAGCATTATGCACCGGCATTGACTTGACCAGAGAAGCAACGGAACAAGGTTTATATAACGAAGCAAATATAACCGTGAGACTTAAAGCGACAGACGAAAACAAGAGTTATCCGCTCGCCATTGATAAGCTGGTTGAAATAAACCACCTTGCTAGCGGCGAATGGGTAAAACTGCGTATCGCCGGAAGGCGCGATACTGCCGGTTTAATTATACTGAACATGGAGGCTCCCTTTGAGTAATGGAGTCCAGATTTCAATTCCAATGGGCGATGTCAATCGCTTGTTTGATGCCATGCAATACGCGAGCGAAAAGCTCAACATAAGCACCGGAAAAGCAATGAAGCAGGCCGTCCGGCATTTATTTTCGTCAATAGGAGCATCGACAAGGGTTGCGCCAAAAGAAAGAAAAGTAATCGAGAGGCCGCCAAGAAATCTTGAACAAGCTGCTCAACAATTAGTAACTGGCGAAAAAAACTATGCAATAACTGGTTGGTTTGGAAAACCAAGAACATTTCAAACTAGACTTTACACATACAAAGATATTTCAAAGCTAAAAAAAACACACGCCTTAATTAAAAGGCGCGGGTTAGCAAAAACAACCTGGAAAATGGCAGCCAGAAAAATGAAGGGCGCAGTTTCCGAATCTTTTTTTGATGTTTCTGTTAATGGAATTACAAATAAAATTGCAAGTAGGCATTCAGAAGGCAGCGCAAATTATACTGGAAATGATATTTTTGCAGAAATTCATAACAGCCTACCATACATCAACCAAGCAATGAAAGCAGGCGGAAAAAGAGCTGTCGACACCGCATTTGACCGCGCCGCACGAGGTCTTTTAAAATCCGTTGATAAACAAGTAGAGCGCAGGCTTTTAAAGGCAGCATGAACATCCCGGCATCCATAGAGCTGGCAATCAGCAAGATCATCCGCGATCAAAGCAATTTGCCGGATGGCGTGACTATCCGCGCATGGCAAAGCGTTGATGCTGATGCTACATGGGACAGCGATCAAGATCGCACTTTTCCAATGATTGAGACAAGGTGTAGCCCGCCGCGCACTGACGAAAATCAGGCCACATTATCTGTAGATTGCGCCATCTTAATTGGCACGATGACAGCGGACGATAAAAATCACGCCATCATCAGCGACATTTACAGCGAGGTACAAGATACGATTGACCGGCTTTATTCACAGTTCAGGCTTCAATCATTTTCTACCGAATACAATCAGTTTGTAAGCGTGATGTCCGAGAATGTTGCCGCGTCAAAATTCCGTCTCGGCGGGTTTAGCTATGGCGACCCGCAAGTTCCATTCGAAGACCGCGGGGCTAATATGATCGGCATCACGCTTACAATTCACTACGCCCGCGACGATTTTTGATGGAGGAAATCATGGAAACAGAAATCAAACAAGCAAACTGGGTACGGCCCGATATTCTGGCTGAAATCGAACAGCCTAAACCCGAAAAAAATAAACCTGTAATTGTGGAGAATGACGATGAGTAATTTTGGAGCATTAACCGATCATTTCGGGCTGGCAAGCTCGGATCTTGTGCTGGTAAATAGCAGCGAAACCTTGGTAGAGCAATCCCGGGCAGACGCCCAGGACGAAAACGGCGATATTGCCGCTTCTACCTTTTTTGGCAACACCACGCAGGACATGCGGGAAATTTCCTGCACCTACGCGCTGAAAACAGGCACGTTGAATATCAACACCATCAAGCTTGGTGCTACGGCTGCCGCGCCTACGGTTTTGCGCGAATCAGTTGAGGTTACGACTAGCAACACTGAGTTTCCGCAAATCACAGTTAGCGGCCGTAAGAACATTCTTGAAATTACCGCGCCTAGCGGCAAGCTGAATACCTTCACATTGCCCAGCAAATCATTGAGCGGCATCAAGGC